TGCCGCTGCTGGTGATCTGCCAGATGCGCGGGCCGGCCTTGCGGTGTCGGATAAGCACTTCGTAGACGAAGGAATAATGCACATCCCCTGACAGCACCACATAGCTGCCGGGTGTACGGGTGTGTCGGAAAATATTCAGGATCACCTGGGCGGCGCCGCGATGGGCCATCCAGTTTTCCGCGTCCACCAACAGGGGATAACCGCACCAGCTGAAGACCTTCTGCACGGTTTCGATCAGCTTCACGCCGAAGATCGGTGCCGGCGAGACGATGATCGCCGACGGATGATCGAGCAATTCCTGTTGCAGTTCGCAAAGGGCTTCCCAATCCAGCAGACCGGAAGGTTGCTTGAGCGCCATCTCACTGCGCCAGCGCCGGGTGCGGGTGTCGAGCACCACCAGAGCCGGGCTGGTCGGCAGCACGAAATGCCAGTGCTGAAAGCGCAGCAGCTCATCGATCAGTTCGTCCTGTACCGGGGAGTCGAGATAACGATCATTACCGCTGGCGCTCAGTTGCCGGGTTTTCTCCAATAAACCGCTGAATGCATCCGGGTTGTTGCCCCAGCCCTGGCACAACAGATAGGCGATCAGCGCATTGCCGATGATGCGTCTGGAGAACGGATGACCATAGGCGGTTTCTTCCCACTGTGCGGACAGGTTCCAGTCATCGGTGATGTCGTGATCGTCGAAGATCATCAGGCTCGGCAAGTGTGCCAACGCTCGGGCGACATTGCCCAGACCTGCCTTGAAGCCATCGATCCGGGTCTGCTCCAGTGCATAGCGCTGGCGGCGTTCGGGCGTCAGGTTCGGGACTTGTGGATCGATCAGCGTCCATGGTGTTGGCGACCACACCAACAGGTACATGGCCATGACTTCGGCAAACGTCACCAGATGGTTGTCGGCGCTGCTGCTGGTGAAAATCGGCTTGCGCGCTCCACCGAAAAATCGCTCACGCAATGTCTCGTTGCTCTCAAGCGCCGGTAACAGATCCGCACGGTGGTAATAACTGGCCGGGTGTTCGTAGAGTCGGGCGCTGTCGCTGACCACCGCGCCTTCGAGTTGCTCACCAAACAGGCCAAGTCGCTCGATCAAGGCATGAATTGCCCGCAACATCGGACCGGCAACGTCATCGGCGTAGATCTGATCGCCGCTCATCATCAGCAGGGCAGGGCGTTGCTGTGGCTCGCTTTCAGCCGCGAGCAGTTGATCGACACAGAGCAAACCGTCCGCTGCAGGGTGATGCGGTTTGCGGCACGAGCCGTGGAGCAGTTGATCGATGCGTGAACGCACTACAAGGTTCGGGCACATGGCGCTGCCATACAGCAGATGCGGCGCCCAGTCGGCGACGGGATGCTGGCCATCGATCAGCAAGTCGTAGTTGATTTGAATGTCGCAGGGCAGGGGGCTGTCGAGCGTGACGTCTATCAGGTGAATGAATGCATGAATGCCTACAGGAATGACCGTGCATTTCCCGGCATCCAGTGGAATGTCTCCTACACCTTGCAGGCGTAAGGTCAGCGCCAGCTCGCGACTGCCGACCAACCAAAGCACTACGCGTGTCGGTTCCAGCCGTCGCAATAGCGGGCCGGCCAATACAGGAGGCAGCGGAGGCAGGTCAGCAGACATTCGAGACATCGGAGGGCAGAACTCAGGTCGCACAGGCTGGCGATGATAGCTCAGCCCGTGCTTTCAACCCTTAAGCGAGGCTTAAGAGTCCGCCTTTTGCAGCTTCAGCGCCAACAGGCGCCATTCGGCAGGCGTCGCGTCGACTCTTGGCTGTTCCTGCACGGAGCAGTCGAAACGGTAAGTGACGTCGTCGCCGTTCATGTTCCGTGCGGTGACGGTGTTGCTGAAGGTATAGACCTGATCCTTGAAGCGTTGCGGTGCGATGCTTTTGCTATCGGCAAACCGTGCGGAAGCGGGAAAGCGCAAGGTACTGGTCACGAACGGGCTGCACATCACATACGCGAGCATCGACTTGTCACCCTGCGCGTCGCTGCGCAGTTTTTTGCTCAGGGCTGTCAGGGCCTTGCGCCCTTGGTCGTCACTCTGGTCAATCACGGCTTGCACCGACAGGGCCTTCGGCGCCCGACTGGCGTAGTTCGGCAGCAAGGCTGAGTCCGGCGGCGAAGGTTTGTCGTCTGGCTCGATAGCGGCGAACACTGGCGCGGCTTTCAGCGCAGCGGGGCTTGCAGCTGACTCGGCTTCGGGTAGCAACGAGGTTGGCTCTGCTTCCCGTGTCACAACGTTTTCAGTCTGCTCGGCTTCGTCGTGATGGGCTGACGGGAACAGTGAAAGCGTGATCGACAGCACCACCATCGCCACAATAAAGCCGCCCGCCGCACCGACCAGGTTGCCGTAAAACAGATGCCAGCTGCCGCGGTTTTTCACCACCCAGCGCCACATGAAACCCCAGGCCGCGACAAATGCCAAAAAACGCAGAAACTCCATTCGATCCTTTCCTTAAACCTGCAAAAACCGGAAATCAGCGTCGCCCCGACGATGAGCGCTGAAGATGGACGGCAAGATATCAAAATAGAGGCGTGATACCAGTGACGTAAGCGATGTTCAGCGAAAGTTGAGCACGAAAAACATTAGCGTCGTGACGCCGGCAGTCAGTCCGCACAGGCCAGCGAGCAGGTGACGGGCCAATGGTTGTTCGGGTTGGGGGCGGCGGAGCATCCACATCCAGACTCCCGCGAGCGCCCCGGCGGTTGTCATCACCTCCAGCAGGTCGCGGAGCAAATTTGCGGAGGACGGGGGGACGGCTGAGGGGAAAAGGCCGGAACATACAATCGAGATGGCCAGCGCCACCAGAAAACCGCTGGCGGCGCCTGCCAGATTGGCCAGAAGCAGATTCCAGTTGCCACGCGTCTTCACGACCCAAACCCACATGGCGGCCCAGGCGAAGAAGTAAAACAAGGCATACATGCGGTTCGTTCCTTGAATGCGATTTTTTTGGAGTGAGGTGCTGTTGATGCGCTTGTCAGCAGTGGACGAGAAGATATCAAAATAGTAGCGTCGCGCCACTTCTCACCTGTAATGGACTACCTATGTTTGCCGCCTTCAATGCCTCGCGTCTGTTCGGCGCGATCACACTCGTTTTCGCGGTGACCCCGGCGTTCGCAGCCTGGACAGAAGCTCCGCAGGCCAGTTGGCAGTACTACAGCGCCAACTGTCAGCGGATGCAGGAAAAAATGGCTGACGTCCAGAGCGGTCGCACCACGGCGTTCGAGATAATGTTTGCCCTGGAAGATAACCTGCGGGTCCTCGATGAACGCCGCCCGAACCTGACGCCCGAATATCTCTATTCCCGCGAGTACGCTCAGTGCGACAGCACCATCGCGCAAGCCGAATCGATGATCGCCCAAGGCAAGGCTGATTATGCGGCCAGCACTCAGCGTGCCGCGCAGGAAGGGCGGATCGCTCACGAGAACTCCCCCGAGTACCAGCGCGCCCGCTCTCTGGGATTCAGCGATGTGGGTGAGCTCTCATTCCTGAAACTGCATGAAGACATGGATGGCGAAGCTCGCCTCAAGACCATGATGATCACCGTCGATGCAGTCTGCGGCCGACACTTTCGCGCCACGCAGTATGTGAAACCGTATGTGATCTACACCGTCAGACCATCGGATGGTGGGTGCGGCGAGGAAAAACGCGTGGCGGTATTGGGAGGCAGGTCCGTGGAGAAGGGCGATTACATCGATGAACGCGCGACGTTCCAGTACGTGGGATGGAAGAAACTGGTTGGCCCGGATGGCTTTCCCACGGATATCCGTGTCGTGAAAGCGCTGCGCTGATGCAAAACGGTTACGCCGTGGGGAAATAACTCACGGCAAGAAACAGCAGCGTCGCCACGCCGGCGGCCAACCCGCACACCGCGCCCAGCAATTGACGTGCAACCGGGTGTTCCGGTTGCCGGCGATGGGCAATCCACAACCACACCCCCGCCAGAACGCCCGCGCTGGTGGTGAACATCACCAGGCTGCGATCCAGGTTGGGTGTCGCCATCGACGTACCAATGATTCCACCGTAAATCAGTGTGAACACAATGCCGGTGACCAAGCTACTTCCGGCGCCGGCAAGGTTGGCAAGCAGCAAGTTCCACTCACCCCGTTGCTTGACCACCCACCACCAGGTTCCGGCCATCACCAGCAAGCACAACAAAGCATCCATTGGTTTATTCCCCAGTACGCGATAACAGAGGCGGTTGGTCGGCCTCCAGCGAGAGTGGACGGCAAGATATCAAAATAGTAGCTTCGCGCCACTTTCTTCATCTGCGTAATGGACTACACATGCCTGGTGTTTCTGCTGTCTCGCGCCTGCTCGGCGCCTTGTTCATCGCCACCGTAATGACTCCGGCACTTGCCGCCGACACCGCGGAGGTCGCCTGGAAGGGATACCTCACCGATTGTGAGCGTTTTCAGCAAGTCGTGAACAACGTTCAAAACGGGACCCTGACTGCCAGAGAAGCGATGTTCCGCGCCGATAACTTGATGCGACCTGTTTTCGTCCATCGCGAGCAACTCACTCAGGCAAGACTTGCCTCTGCCGACTATGCCCGTTGCGAAAACGTCATTGCCCAAGCGACCGAGATCTCGAACAACGAACATAACGTCCAGGACAAAGAGATCCTTCAAAAGGCCTTAAAGGCTGAGGCCGAGCATTTGGAGTCCCCGGAATACCGGCGCGCCCGCGCTCTGGGCTTTAGCGACGTCGGCGAACTGGGCAAGCTGCACGAGATCGCCGAGGATTCGGATATGGATGGCGAGGCATATCTGAAGACATTGATGATCACGGTCGACTGGGGTTGCGGCCGACATTTCCGTGCCGTGCGATACGTCAAACCCTATGTGATCTACAACACCCATCCCGATGAGGGCAGTTGCGCAATCTATAGAGAGGTCGCGGTGCTGGGGGGAGCCATGGTAGAGAGGGGCGATACCATCGATCGGGACGCGATTTTTCAATACGTGGGATGGAAGAAGCTGGAAGGGCCAGGCGGGTTCCCCGTCGACATTCAAGTTGTAAAAGTACGCAAGTAATCCGAGGGGCTGTTTCTTCAGAGCGCGCGTCTGATTACAGAATGTCCTTCAAATAACCCTTGAGCGCGAGGAGCGGCTGATCCAGTTGCTCCAGCGACTGCGCCTGCCTGAGGTCGGTCGACAACTTGTGCAGTTCCCGCCCCAAAGGTTTCTCGGCGCCACCCAAGGCATCCATCGCCAGTGCCAGGCACTCGTTCATCTTGAATTGAATACTCTCGACATCGCCCCGGCGCACCAGCAATTCGAACACGTCTTTCTGATAGTCGCCCATGACCAGATCATCCCGCAAAATCGGGCTCAGGCCTTCTTCCTCGTACGCGAGTTTCAGAGAGAAAAGGGCGACTGTTTCCAGTGACGTTTCCATGGGGTGAACCTGTGTGAGATCTCGCCGGACAGCCAGCGGCACTTTTCGGCAGACGAAAAAAAAGGCCTTGCAAAGCAAGACCTTTCTTAATTTTGGTGCCCCGAGGGGGCAACGGTCTGAATGCGACGGTAACGTACCATAAGCGGCAAACACCTGCGATGCCCGTCTATGCTGGTGATCGGCTGTATCGTGCGCAGACAGTGAGCGGCAGTTTCGTGCAAGTGCGTGGTAGCCTTTACGCCATTTTTACGCCAGGAGGGTGGAATGGCTTCGTACCGGAAACGAAGTGGTGGTTGGCGCGCTGAGGTCGCGAAGCAAGGTGTTCGTGACTCCCAGACGTTTGATACCAAAGCCGCGGCCGTTGCTTGGGCAACTGCTCGTGAGGCTGAAATCATTGCGCAGAGTGGTAAGTCTCGCACAAGCGTCTCTATGACGCTTTCGGAGGCACTGCGTAGGTACAAGCGCGATGTGTCACCAACCAAGGCAGGCCAGCGCTGGGAAGAGCTACGGCTTGATAAGTTCGACAGGGAACTGGAGTGGGTCGGAGAGTTGATGGATAGCATAACGTCGGAGCAGGTCGCTCAATGGCGGGATGCACGCCTGAAGGTGGTGAAGACCGCGACGGTCAGGCGTGAAATGACACTTCTGTCGTCCGTCTTTGAACTCGCCAGACGTGAATGGAAAACCTGCCTGGCAAACCCTGTCCGTGATGCGAAACGGCCGAGCAATGGTGCGCCCCGCGAACGTCGTGTTGCTCACAGCGAAATCAGCGCGCTGCTGAATCGACTTGGCTACGTCGAGGGGGAGCCGCCGGTGACGCTTCTGCAGGAGTTGGCATATGCGTTTCTCATCGCGATCGAAACCGCGATGAGGCAAGGCGAGATACTAGGTCTGACCGCAAAATGGGTGAACCTGCGCGAGCGCTTCGTCCATCTGCCAATGACAAAGAACGGCACCAGTCGGAATGTTCCGCTGAGCAAGCGTGCGGGACAGTTGTTGGAGCCGCTTTACAAGGGCAAGGGCGCTGGCGATCGGCTATTCAGATTAGAGTCGGGATCGGCGGACGCTATGTTCCGGAGGATTCGCGACGAACTGGGAATAGACGGTCTGACGTTTCACGACACCCGGCATGAAGCCATTACGCGGCTTGCCCGTAAGGTCGACGTGCTGGATTTGGCGCGTATCACTGGCCACAAGGATTTAAAGTCTTTGATGATCTATTACAACGCCACAGCGTCGGAACTGGCGCAGCGTCTGGGATAAAAAAAGCCTGCGGAGTACGCAGGCTTTTTTTCACGCTGTTTGCCTTGCTCGCCTTGCTGCGGGCAACCGGGCACGATGTTGCCGCAACCAGGTAATCACCTCTACCGCGAACCATCTTTTCGCGGCTTTCAATCCAGTGGCGCAAGGTTGAACGCTCGTAGGGAAGCCAGGTTGAACTACAACCCGACGCTCGACCGTGTAGGCGGATAGCTTTAGATACGCGGCGATATCCTGAGCTGTCCATAGTTCATGCTCGGCCGCAACGGCGGGGCGCTGCAACTGCCGAATCAGTTCGTGTATCGAACTGAGTAAATCCGGCGATTCTATTGGCATATCAGCGGACATAGCGGCGCTCCTTCGCTAATCTTGCGGCCATTTTTTCCGCCATTAATTTGTCCCATTCCTCTGTTTTCCGTAGTTGCCGTTGCTTGCTGCAGCGGTTATGTCGGGGAATGGATCGAGCAAAGCCACAAATATCGCAGACGCTGGGTAGATCGAGCCGCTTGCTGGCGAGCGCTGGTCGTATACGAGCGGGGCTCGTGTTTATGCAGCTCATAAAGCCAACTCGGTTAACGTCACGTCCTCGAAGTTAGGCACCTGCACATCAGCGGCAACAACGCGGATTCCACACCACCCGAATTCGTCGCCTACGATCTGTCCGCCCCAACCCTCCCGGCAGTGCAATGCTCTGGTCGCCGTGCGAGCCGGATAGCTGTTGGAGTCGGTTCCAAAGTCGGCGCCGCCGTCCTCGAGCATTTCACAAATGACCTCTTGGCCGGCCAGCCGAATGACGGTACGAACGATGTCGCCATCTTCCTCGTCCTGCCGATCGTCAGCCCCTGTCCAGAAGCTATTGATAAGTCCAGCGCGCTCTGTCGTCAGGCGATCGTGGTCTACCTCGAGGGTCACCTCATAATCCTTCCAGGTATCTTTGACTTTGTACCTTTTGATATTGGTTTGCTCAGACATGATTGCGGCCTTGCAGTTGCTGAATAGAGTTGGTGTGATTGGCGAGAGCATTTGCGACAACGAGCGCTTCGACGTCGGTCAGGTCACCCTGTGCCTGGGCCATAGAAGCCAGCAATTCGAGTCGGATTCGTGTATCGGGCGTCTTGCGCACCTGGTAATCGAACAGCGCCGTGCCGACGATGCGGATAGCCATTAGATGACGTGCGTTATCAGCGCCGTAGTCCGGTGATGTGGTAGCCTTCGGATTGCTGCTGCTTTGGTGCTGTGCTTGCATGGTGTTGCCCTCAGTAGTGGTCGGTATCGAGGGGTTGCCTCCCCTCGATGCCCTTCGTAACGACGAGCGCCGGCGTCATTGAAACCGGTGAAACTCCCCGTTCTGCTTGAACAGAAGATCTACGTCCTCGACTCGGTAGCGCCCACCCACACCACCAGCAACGATGTAACCCGATGGGTCGTTTTCGAAGCGGACTGGGAACGGGTAGTTGTTGCGCAGTTGCATCCAGCCAATCTGGCTGGCGTATTTGCTGGTCGCTTTTATCTCTGCGTACAACTGCTGGCCAAGTACCCGCACTGGGTTTGGTTTTGCCCCTTCCAGATACGCTTCAAAGACCAACTGGACGGTTTTGTTTTCAAACCGCTCTCCGTCATGCGCCAAGTTCTGTGGCGCAATCTTGTGAAACATCGCTTCCCGAAATTCGTCGATGTTCACTTGCTGTTCCAGTTGCTTCTTGTCGTCTTCATGCATGGTTTTGCTCCTCTTGTGTGCGAACCAGGTGAATTACCAAACCTTCAAACTCCGCTTTTTCATCACATGCCTGCCATTCAAGGACGGCCTGCACCTGTAAGCGGCTGCAGTGCATAACAAGGATTTCCCGGTCGCCTCGGTTAAAGCGGATCTGCAGTGCGTCGATCAGCCCGGCGCTGGCATACGCTTCCGCGAAGACAGTCCGGATTTCAGACCCACACTGGGCCGCTGCGGTAATGAGTCGGCGGATCTCCGCTGTCGAGTCGTGTTGGCCTCGATCGTTAATCACTTGAATCTGCATGGCATCGCCCTCACGCTTTGAAGTGCCAGCAGCGAACCGTCTGCGGGATCGGGGTCAAAGGAGTGCGCGCCTGCAGCGCTGCCCTGATGCTGCTTTCAGTGGGCTTACTCGCCTCAAGCAATTTGTGGGTGCGGCCGTCCTTGAGCATTCGTCGTAGGGTGGCCAAGTCCGGTATGCGCTGACGGTGTTCGTGAGCGACTTCTGCGAACTGGTTGAGGTTGATCGCGATGACGCCGGCGTTCTTGCTGTGGTTGACCAGCGGGGCGCCCGGGAGGGATTCCAGGTAGTCATAGACCTGCCAGAAGTCGTTCAGCTCTTGCGGATCGGTGGTGATCGCCGCCTGCCGTTCGCTGGCCATGCCCTTGATGTATTGCTGGGTTTCCCGAACCATCTGTTCAGGCAGTTGGAGTACCAATTGAAGGCAGTCGACCAAGGCGAGCAGCATGCTGTGATTACGGATGATGCGATCCGAAGTCAGCTTTTTGCTGGCCCATAGCTCCGTCCGGTACTTCGGGTATACCTCGGCGAAGCGCTTCATCACCTGCGACTCGGCCTTCATCGCCTTGACTATGAAATGGCTGACGTCTTCGACTTGCGTCTGAACGAGCGAGTCTGCAGCTGCACGGCTGTCTTCGGTGATGTTGGGCTTAGGGAAATACAGTTTGGTGATCCGGCTCAGAATCGCTTCATGTCCGGACACACCTGCGTTCTGCGCAATAACGATCGACGCACGGAAGGGCGGTTCGTAGGTGTCGTTGCTGTTGTTCTTCACGCCCCGGGTGCGCAGCAGCCCACCACCGTAGTAGTCCTTGAACTCATCCCATTCAAACGATTTTGCGTTATCGGCATCGGTGTTGCGGTCTGCTTCGAGTAGTACCAGGGGAATGTTGGAAACCTGACCCATTGCACGGCTGCGGCCGGAGGTGGAACCCTTCGCAGGGTCGAAGCCTTCGTAGAGACGCCCGAAGAGTTTCCAAAGAAATTTGATCAAGGTCGTCTTGCCGGAGTCAGGCTCGCCCGACATTTCCAGGAACGGGAAGCTCTCATAGTCGGCGCGGATCTGTTCGGCGAATAGCGAGCCAAACCAGTAAGTCAGGGCAACGAGTCCCTTTTCACCAAAGCACAGCCAGAGCTTTGGTAGCCAGTCATCGCGATAGGCCTTCGCAGTGGGCGCCATGGCGATCTTGATGGACTTCATCAGGCACTTGACCCGTGACTGACCGAATTCGAAATAGTCTTCTTCGTTGGCCTTGTAGACGTTCCCTCCTTGGATGGCGATATCGTTAAAGATGTAGGCCTTATGCTCTTTGCTGTACCCGATGTAATCGATCGTTTCGACCGTTTGCAGCCCTTCCGTCTGGCGGATGACGATCTGGTCTAGGTATTTTTGTGTGCCAAGCCAGGTCGCGCCGGCGAACATCAAGCGCGCCTTGAATTCACTGCTCGACGATATTTGTTTGGGAGTAAACGTAAATTTTTCAGGTGCGTTGTCACTCGGGGTTTCAACCTGGAAATAGAACCAGGCGTCACCGGTCACGTCGTTCACCTGCTTGTAAAGCGCCTCAAATTTGCAGTTGGCAATCTGTTTCAACGCGCAGACAGACTCCAGAACCTTGTGACGTGCTTGGCGATCGTTCAGCAGTTGATCGTCGTGATCGTCACTGTTGATAAGGGCGCGTTGCTCGTCTTCCAGCTTGGACAGGTCAAATTTTGCCCAGTACATCCGGTCGGCGAAATCGAAATGGAATTCCGACGTTGCATCTTCCCAGGTGTACATCAAGATCGCTTTCTCACGGGGCGAAGCCGCCAGAAGCAAATCACCTTCGTGGCGCGCAATTTGGAGATCGCGCTGACGTCGTTGTTCGCGCTTGTCGGAGTCTTCAAACCCCCAACGTTGATGCAGGTCGTTCCAGTCGAGCTTCTGCCGGCGGCGTTGTGGTATCAGCGCTGCACTGCAGCTGTAGCCCAGCTCGCGAGACAACTTCGCCCAACGCTGTAGGTAGCCGCGCGCTGTCGGTTCGTTATCCAAAGCCCAGACCAGTCGGGGCAGGTTGCCTTTACGTTGCTCTGCCAGTTGTTCCAGCGCATGAGCGGGGTAGCTGACGCTCGACATTGCAGAGACTGCCGGGATGCCGTTCTGCTGGAGAGCGATGGCGTCGAAGATCCCTTCGACAATCCATAGCTCTTCTACGGTGGCCAGGTCGACGGAGGGCGGGCACCACCAGTAACCGAGGGCGCTATATTTGGGTTTGAACCGAGCCTTCATCTTGCCGAAGCGGGATGGGCGATCGATCAAACGTTCCCAATACCCACCGTTGGGGAGTGGAAAGCGGATCGTGGCGCTGGAATGCCCCGTCTCGTGATTGACGTAGTTTTCCTGCGTGTACCAGCCGGTTAGCATCCCAACGTCAAAGCCCCGGGCGAACTCAAGGTACGCCCGAGCTGTCACGGTTGGATCGTTATCTGTCGCCGGCGCACGCTTGCTCCAGTCCTCGAACAGATCTTCGTACAGGTTTTTCACATGCTCGATGTGACCGCAGCGTTCAGGGCGACCACAGCGGATCTGCCAGGGATTGTCGTATCGAGCGTAGAGTTCTTTCTTTTTGCACTTGGGGCAGGTGCCACCCCGCATGTATTTCGTGCCGGCGCGAAGTTTCAGGTCGAAATCGAATTGCAGCCGTTCGATGACCGTATCTTTGAGGTCTTCTTTCATCATGATTTTTTCTTCGCTGCTTTGAGACTGAGGCTGAGGCTGTGGGTGAGGGCGCCGATCAGCGTTTTCTGAGCGGCCATCACCGGGCTATTGGCGAGAATCGATCCGTGGCGGAGGCCATCGGGGATGCGCCGGTATTGATCTGCGTACCAAAGGTCATTGAGGCTGAGGCGGTACTGTTCGCGCAGGTTGGCCAAGAGCGCTTGAGCCTGGTTAGGCGTCAGTTTTGTGTGGATATCCATGGCGTTTTCCATCGTCAAACCTCAATTTCGGGCGCAGCTCACCCAAACCCACGGCTAGCAGGCTCAGGACAGTAGTAAGGGATGTTTAGGTGGCGGGCGTGATACGGGTGGCGCGGCCGGCGGCTATCAAGTGTTCGTAGATCAGGTGGACAGGCACCGACCAAGTGCAACCACGGACCGGGTCAGTGATGACCACCGCATGGGATTCACTTGCATGGATATCGAGCCGTTGCCGGACATTGATTTCGTGAAGGTCGCTCATTGCTTCACAGGTGAGCCGGATCGCAAGCGGCTTATCAGCCTGAAAGCTATCTACCAGATGGTTGGCGGTGCGCTCAATGAATTGACCTTGATCGCCCAAGTGCTCCCCTTGATGACGTTCAAGGAATGTGAGAGCAGCAGCCCGGATAGTGCTGCGGTAATCCAGATCCTTGGAAGCTATGTTCATTTTGCTTTCCCCGACTTAGACGCGTGCAATTGGATGACGGCGAGAACTTCAGCGTGTCTGGCCGCTAGGTGCAGTGAGTCCGCGTGAAGGATCGCCTCGGCCTCGGCCTCGCTGATGATCCCGTCCTTCAATGCTTCCTCAATGAGGTGGTCGACGGTCCCCTTCTTGGCTGAGGCCTGGACGCAGCGGGCGTACATTTCGACGTTGTCCAACGCTTCAGGCTCAACAACCGGAACGAACATCCCGCCGTACATTGCTGTGATGTACTCGGGCAGAAAGGTTGTCTCGGTATCAAGCTCGAGCTGGTGGATCTGTGCATCGGTCAGCGGGCGGCAGTTGTTGTTTTCATAGGCGTGGTTGTCGAACTTTTTGAGAGACAGACCGATGCGAGCGGCTGCGCATTCGCGTCCGCCTGGATAGGCGCAGATGATTGCGCTGACTACCTGGCGCCGAGTTTTTAGAACTGTGCTTTTCATGTTCTGCTTTTTCCTGTGGCCCAGTGCCATTACTGTTCGATCACGCCGTCCTTGATACCCAGCAACACCGCGGCGCGATGTGCCTCCCCACGGCGACCTTTGATCCGACCGTTCAACAGGTCGCTGACTAAATTTTTGTTCAGTCCATGCTTTCGGCTGAATTCCGCAATGCTCATTCCTCTGCGATCCAAAGCCTCTCGGGCTTGCTCCGGCGTAACTGTGGCGGGCATAGTGCGCACTCTGTTCAGTTGTGTTTGTTTGCGTTTGTCTGTGGTGATTCTTGGTCAAAAAATTGATCAAGTCAATGGTGGTGAATAAAAAAATGCTCATAGCAGATCAAGTAGGTGAACGCCTAAGGGAAGAGCGCGAGCGCCTAGGCCTGAATCAAACAGAGTTTGGAGTACTACTGGGTGTGAGCCGGGGAACTCAGAAAAACTATGAACTGGAGGCTAATTCGCTCGATCTTCGCTATGTGGCGGCACTTGAAAAGTGCGGAGTAGATGCTGCCTTTGTGCTGACGGGCCGACGTTCCACGCCTCTCGGCGTACTGTTTTCGCCAGAAGAGGAAAAGCTGATTAGGCAGTACAGGAGCATCACGCCTTTTGACCAAGAGGCGATTCGTCGTTTTCTGCAGGCGATGGCCGACGACGCCGCTCGAAGCCAGAATTAAACAGACACACTGCAAATAAGACATTCGTCGCCTCTCAGTACCAATGCCAGCTTCCGCCCCGATAACGTCGATTCAGCAATGCACTTTATGGAGTAGTACGCATGTTGGATCGCACGAAAAAAGACCGCGCCTGTGTTGGTTTCAGTGAATTCGAGTGGCTCGGGTTGACCTCAATTGAACGCCGCCTGATCGGCCTGTACCGATTATTGAGCGAACAAGAGCAGCTTCAATTACGCCGGCTTTCTGAGGTACTTGCCACCAAGCCCGAAGACGTTGCCAGCGACTAATAATCGAGCCAGGTAGTCGATCGCCGACACCTATGAGTCGGCGGTCCGAACATCACGCCACTGCCTGTGATCCCAGCTGCTCGAACAGCTCCCGCTGTTTCGCTCTGGGCATGTCCCGCAAATGGTCGAACAACATCCTTTCGAAAGACTGAGCCGATGGGCTCAACGTGTGCGAGAACGTCAGATTTGCGACCCACGTGTGCCCGCACTTTGCGTCCAGGCACTGGCAGTACAACTTCGCAAACTCCGTCGATAGCTTCTCTCGCGAAGCGATCCGTCCTCTGTGTCCGCATTTGCATTCAACTCGCATTGTGTCCCTCCCCAGGGCAGCCAATCGCCACCATATTGCCACAATCTGTAGTGGCAATCTCTTAGCTAGGCACCGATTCCAGTTGGATCAACTGGTATATCGACCTCTCTCCAGTTGATTCGCCTGTCTGGCCTCAAGGTGTCGTTGATTTGGTTGAATAGCTGGCAGATCGGCCTGATCTCGTTGCTGGTGTACACCCGGTCAATTTTTTCGATGTCGCCAAAACCACCGCTGTTCTCCGGAATGATCCCGGCGAGCGCTGGGTTCATTCGCCAAGCGGCGATCACGTCGTTGCGGGTGATGTTCTTCACCTTCTCCAGCTCGTCTTTGGCTTGGAAGTCACCCACGGGGATGATCTGGATCGCGTTCTCTTTGCCGTTGGGGATGTTGACGAACATCGAGCGGAAGTTGCCCACGCCCTTGCTGGAGCTGATCTGCGCCCGCAGGTTGTCCTCGTCCTCTTCGGTCAGATCCGGGTCGTTGGTGTAGAAGATGTAACCGGCGTGGGCACCGTTGCTGTAGTAGCGCCGGCGAAACAACGTGGCGGCTTCGTTGAGCAGCAGCGCCTGCATGCCGCCCAGGTAGTCCGGCACCCCGTAGATGTTCTGTTCCACGTCATAGTCGAGGACGTGCTCGATCTCGTCCTGGTCGAAGTCCATGAACTTGTTGTCGGGCAGCAGCATCCGGAAGCCACCGTCGACCTTGATCCGCATGTTGATCGCAGCCAGGTGCTGCAGCTCCAGGACTTGGCCGAAGGCGTTGGTGTCGCGATAGAAGAAGGCTTCGCCGAACACCATGTAATCCAACCCCGCACAGCCCATCGTTCGGGCGCTGCAGCCGGCCGAGGGGATCAGCTCACGCAGCAGCAGGTTGCGCTTGAACTTCGGGATTGCGCCGTGGTGCGCGTTGGCGCGCAGCAGCTTGGCCAGGCCGGGACGGGACACCGGCGGCTTGTAGATCTCGCCGTCGTCGCTGAGGAACACCCCCAGGTACTCGCCGATGTTGCCCGACAGCACCTGCTCGGGTTCGCCGAACGTAAACGCCCGCATGGGCTGCTGCTGTTGCGCCAGCTGGTTGACCGGGCGATTTCTGCGTCGATGCTTGGGCATTGTTTCCACTCGTGACGTAGCGGCTACGACGCCGCTTGTTGGTGTTCAAAGGTTCGTTGGCCAGAGCGTGCATGACCGCCCAAGCGATATCGGCGTGGCCGGTCGCGTCGGTGCGCGAAGCGCTGTAGGTGACTTGGCCGCTGTTGGTCGTGCCGCGTTTGATGGTTAGGAACGCCTGGGCGATATCGGTCCATCCGGCATCCCACTCGATGCGGCTGCCTTGGATCGTGTCCTGGGCTTTGAGCACCAAAGCGTTCTTCGCCTCGAGGCTGTAATGAATCGGCGTTGCTTTGGCGTAGAAGTCGCGCACCAGGTCGAACACGCCGTAACCCACGCCTGTGACATCGATGCCGATGTGCTGGACGTTGAAACGCTCGGTCAGCTTCTTGACCTGAGCGGCCTGGTAGGTGAACGAGTGACCACGCCAGCTGTGCTTTTCCAGGATCCGGAACTTCGCGCCTGGCTCGAGCGGTGGGGCGATGACAACGCACGTCGCGTCGTCGCGAGTCCGGCTCGGGTCATAGCCCAGCCAGACCGGGCTGTTGCCGAACGGTCGTTCCTCGTCGGGCTTGTAGTCCTCCCACAACGACAGGTCGGAATAGCACCGCTCCAGATCCTTGAGACCGAACGCGCTCTGCGTGCTGTCGATGAACTTGCAGTAGAAGAGCTGCTGAAACTTGTCCTCGTCGTACTCCAGCTGCAGCTGCTCAAGGTCGAATAGATCGCAGCCGCCGTCGATCGCATCCTGAATCGTGATGGTCTTGCGCCATTGGCCGTCCGGACACAGCGCACCTTGGGTATACGCCGCCTCGATCGGCCAGGTGCCGCCGGCCTTTTTCCCGCGCTTGCTGTTGCGGAATTCTTCTCCGGTCCAGAACGGGTAGGCCTGGTGCGACACCGCGCTGGGCGTCGAGAAATAGGTCTTGCGCCATTTTTTGTGAGTGCCCATGGCGCTGGCCACGGTGCTGAGTTTTTCGAAGTCGCGGATCCAGAAATATTCGTCGACGTAGACGTGACCGTGGTAGCCCTGGGCGGTACTGCTGTTGGTGCTGAGAAAGCGCAGTTCGGCGCCGTTGCTCAGCACGATCGGGTTGCCGGTCAGCTCGATGTCGAACCACTGCTTGGCGAACTGGATGATGTAGCTGCGGAAGATCTCGGACTGCGATCGGCTGGCGGACAGAAAGACCTGGTTGTCGCCACTCAACACCGCGTCCATGAACGCTTCGCCGGCGAAGTAATAGGTCAGGCCTACCTGCCGACTTTTGAGGATGTTGCGGATTCGACAGGTCAGCGGGTTCTGTTTAGCCGCGAACAGCTCCTGCTGGTAGCGGTACATTTTGCTGATGAACTTATCCAGGAAGTCGACTTCGGTCAGGCCGCTGATGTCGTTCTTGGCCTTCTTCTCTTTCTTCTTGCCGCCGCCTTCGCCACGGCCGGAACGTTCGCCACGGGATCGCTGGCGAGGTTCCGAGGAATCGCCCGGATCGTCTCCGATCGATGCAGCCACCGGCGCCGGTTTGGCCGCTTGCTTTAGCAGTCGTTCGCGCACGGCGGTCAGCCGGTCGAGTTCGTTTAAATCGTCCTTGGACAGGCTGCCGACCTTGTCCAGGAGCAAGGTGATACGCCGGCCAACAGCGGTCAGCGGCTCCTCGTCCGACAGCATGTCCTCCCATCCACCCTGGCGGATCCAGTAGTAGACGATCCGAATGTTGGGCAGGTTGAGTTGCGCCTGAATTTCCTTGGCCTTACAGCGGCGCAGAAACAGGCGTTTGGCGGCTTCTTTAACTTCGGTCGAGTAGTACATGGGCCGCAGTCTATGCGGCGAAAACGGTGAAAACGCGGTGTTAAATTCCGTGATCCTCCTAGTTTTTGAATCTAGGAGAAACGCGCAATTGAACCGTTTGTTAGAGAGCGATTCGCTCCATATCTTGGCGGCTCAAATCACCGATTGAGCGCAGTTATCCCCATGCCCCGTTCCCTTGTTTCGTTCTGGAAACGTGTCGCCACCAGCGGCGCGACCGTTGATGGCCGAGTGATCCTTCCCCAGGAACTGCGCGATATCGCTGAAACCTACAAGCCATCCTTTTACACGGCAGTGATCTGGTGCGATCACGAGCGCTGGCCTGGTTCCCACGGCACCGTCTACGCCGTGCGTTTGGTGGAAGAAGCCGAAGATCTGGAACCGGGCGAAGTGGCGCTGGAAGCGCAATTGAAGCCCAACGACCGGCTGCTGTACCTGAATGACCAGGGCCAGAAGCTGTTCACCAGCATTGAGATCACTCCGGACTTCCGGGGCAAAGGCAAAGCCTACTTGACCGGTATGGGCGTAACCGACCAGCCCGCGAGCGTGGGCACTCAGGAACTCTATTTCTCCCACAAGAATAACCGCGCCTCGTATTACGCGGCCTCGGTCGAACTTGGCCGCCTGCAGGATGACAGCCCGAATACCGGCGAGAGCGGATTAATCAACGCGCTGACCGCTTTTTTCAAGCGATTCGCCACGGACGTGCTGCCCACCGAACCCACTCCACCCAACACAGAGAGCAAACCCCCAATGGATGAAGCTACAGCAACGGCTTTGACAGCCCTGGTGGCGCAGCTGCTGGTTGTCGCTGCCGGCCTTCAAGCCGTCATTGAGCCAGCCGCCGCCGATGCACCCGAACCCGATCAGGACCTGATCGATGATGTCAGCTCGGCCGTTGACGACATCGTCGCCACAGCCGAGGAGGAGCGCGAGTTCCGCCGCAAGGCCAAGGGCAATCAATCTGTACTGGCGAAGCTGGACGCGCTGCAGAAGCAATTCTCTGCACTGCAGAACACCCCTAATGGTCGCCAGTTGCCGCGCAACGCGGGTCCGGTATCCACCGTTAAGAAGCGGGTACTCTGACCATGGCCTATTCCCTGAGCGCCTTCGGCGCCCAAATGTATGCGGAGCTGCAGCTCGCGATTGCTGAAAGCTACGGTGTCAATCTGGCCACCAAGCAATTCAGCGTCGATCCGACGATTGCCCAGGAGCTGAACGAGGCCATCACGGCCAAGTCGGACTTCCTGCAGCGTATCAACGTCATTCCGGTGACCGAGATCAAAGGGCAAAAGGTGTTCCTCGGCGTGTCCGGCCCAGTTACCGGCCGCACCAATACGAAGACGAAAGACCGCGAAGCCAAAGATGCGTCGGCGCTGGATCAGTCCACGTATGAGCTGTCTTCCACCGAATCCGACGTGGGTCTGCCGTACGCGAAAATCGATGCCTGGGCCAAGTTCCCGGACTTCCACCAGAAATACTCCGCAGCCGTTCAGAAACAGATCGCCCTGGATCGCATCATGGTCGGCTTCCACGGCACGCATGCTGCCGATCAGAGCGACATCGAGCTGTATCCGATGTTGCAGGACGTCAACAAAGGCTGGCTGCAGCAACTGCGCGATCAGGCCCCGCAGCAGGTGCTCAAAGAAGGCAAGGTCGCCGGCAAAGTCACCCTCGGCCCGAACGGTGACTACGCAAACCTCGATGCCCTGGTGCACGACACCAAACAGATGGTGGACGAGCGCCTGCGTGACGGCGGCGACCTGATCGCGATTATCGGCTCCGACCTGTTGGCCGCTGACAAGGCCAAGCTGTACGCCAAACAGGGCGACGTCCCGACCGAAAAAGAACGCATTGAAGATGCTCAGGTGATCGCCACCTACGGCGGTCTGCCGAGCTTCAGCGTGCCGTTTTTCCCGGTCAACGGCGTGCTGGTTACCAGCTGGGACAACCTGTCGATCTACTTCCAGGACTCCAGCTGGCGTAAGCAGACGGTCGACAACCCGAAACGCTCCCGCGTCGAGGACTACAACAGCCGCAACGAAGGTTACGTGATCGAGCAATTGGAAAAGATCGCGCTGACCGAGAACGTGGAGCTGCTGGCGTGAGCCTGGCCTTGGCGCACAAGCGCCGCACCTTGGCTATGGGCGTGACCGCTGTCGCGGCAGCGCAGTCGAGCGCGGCCATGCCGTACACCCCGGCCGACGCGCTGAGCAGTCCGGCTAATGCTCGCAAGAACCTGATGCTGCAGGAAGCGTCGTTGGATCAGGATCTGGCGCGCCTGAGCGCGATGAAGGGAGCTTTGGCAGGACGCCAATTGCTCAAGCGCGACGAGCTGCTGCCCAAGTACCAGGAATACGTGCAGCGCTACTGCGAGTCGGGGCTGAACTTCACCAATCGCGTTGCGGTGCAGG